GGACGCGCCGGGCGCCGAGCGCGGCGGCCTATCGTGGCTCGGCCGCTTCATCCGCGGCCAGGTCCGCGCCGAGATTTCGCGCGGCATCGATCCCGCCGCCGCCCTTCCGGTTATCGAGGAGTTCGACATGAACCAAAGCACGGCGTTCGCCGAGCAGGAGCGCGCGCTCGCTGCGAAGGAGCGAAAGCTCGCCGACGATCGCGCCGCGATCGAAGCGCGTGAAGCCGCCATCAGGACCAAGGAGACCGCGTTCTCCGAACAGGAAACGCGCACCTTCCGCGCCGCCAACGAGGCGGTGCTGGAGGAGCTGGAGCAACACGGCCGCTCGATCGCGGCCTGGCGCCCGCTGTTGCTGGCGATGATGGACCGGATGCAGGGCGCGAAGCCGATCGCCTTCGGCGAGGGCAGCGACAAGACCGACGTACCGCTGATCGATGCCTTTCACGAATTGCTGGGCCGCATGCCCAAGATGGTCGAGTTCGCGGAGATCGCGCGGACGCCTGCGGATCGTGCGCGCCGGCCGGTCGCCGAATTCGTCGCGCCCGGCGGCATGCAGGTCGCCGAGGATCGGCTGGAGCTGCGCGACGCGGCCCTGGCCTATGCCCAAGAGCACAAGATCGATTTCGTCGAGGCGGTCAAACGCCTCGAAGCGCAAGGAGCCTGAGCGATGGCGCTTAATGGACGGCCGCTGCTACGCGGCTCGATGGTCGCCGGCGGCGCGGTGACAGCATTCCGTTTCGTCGATTTCAGCGGCAACCAGGCCGCGACCCAGGGCATCTCCTGCCGCGGGGTCTCGGTGTTCGCCGCGGCCGCCGAGGGCGCGCAGCTCACCGTGACCGAAAAAGGCTCGGAGATCGTGGAGGCCGGCGGCGCGATCAGCGCAGGCGCGGACATCATCACCGATAACGAGGGGCGCGCCATCGCAGCGAGCGCCCTGGCGATCGCCGCCGGCGCGACCGAGGTCACCTCGGCCGCGGCCAACGGCGCGACCGACCTCACCGGCACGACTTTGCCGGCGACGCTGATGGGCCGCGCCCTCAATGCGGCCACCGGCGCCGGGCAATTTGTCGAAGTCCTTCTGGTCTGACGCGCGGAAAGCGCAGGAGCAATCATGGCCGCGAAAAAGATTTTCAGCACTCAGACCACGGAAACCAGGGCCGGCGGCTGGACCGTGCGCCACAAGCGCACCGCGTTCGCCGAGCCGGGCAGCCCGTTGCATCGCCGCGGCGCGGCCTTCGCCGAGCCGGTCGGTCCGACCTCGATGTCGCCGGCGCAGGTTCAGGTCGTCGATCCCGTCCTGACCATGGTGGCGCTCGGCTACAAGAACCAGCAATTCGTCGGGGACAACGTGTTCCCGCGCGTGCCGGTCGAAATCCGCGCCGGCCAGATCCTCCAATTCGGCATGGAGGATTTCAAGGAATACAACATCAAGCGCTCGCCAGGCGCCGATACCCAGCGGATCAGCTTCGGCTACGAGGGCGCGCCGTTCGCCTGCGTCCAGGATGCGGTCGAAATTCCGATCCCGCGCGAGTTTCAGCAAACCGCCGAGGTCATGCCCGGCATCGATCTCGGCTCCCGCGCTGTGCGCCGCGCCATGAACGTGATCCTGAAGTCGCTCGAATATGATCAGGCGGCGCTGGCGGTCAACGCCTCGAACTACGAGGACAACACCACGACGCTGTCGGGCTCGTCGCAATGGGACAATACCGGCGACGCCAGCTCCGATCCTGTCGAGCAGCTCCTCGACTTCAAGGAGACGGTTCGCGCCCAGACCGGCATGTATCCGAACGTGGTGACGTTCGGCCCGCTGCCCTGGAACGCGTTCAAGCGCCATCCGGTGGTGCGCGACCAGTACAAGTACACGTCCTCCCGGTCGATCACGACCGACATGATCGCCGAGCTCCTGGAGGTCGAGATGGTCCAGGTCGCGAAGGCCGTCACCGCTGACGATCTCAACAACCTCTCGGACATCTGGGGCGACAACGTCGTCATGTCCTACAGCCCGAAAGAGCTGTCCGCGATGGAGGAGCCGAGCTTCGCCTACACCTACGTCTATCGCGGGACGCCTTACGCCGAGCCGCCCTATTGGGACGCGCGCGCCAAGAGCTGGGTCTATGGCGTGACCATGGACCGCATCCCGGTGCTGACGGGGATCAGCTCCGGCTACCTCGTCGTCAACCCGTCGGGAGCGAGTGACTAATCATGGCCGATGCCAAGCTGAAAACCTATCAGGTCCTGCGACCGATCCTTCACGACGGCGAGCGCTACACAGCCGGCGAGACGATCGATCTCACCGACGCGGCCGCCGCGCCGTTGCTGCGTGCCGGCATGGGGCTGGGCTCGGTGGAGCAGCTCAAGAAGCGCACCGGTGCGATCGCGCCGATCGTCGCCGAGTCCGCGCCGAAGGCGGCCGCCAAGAAATAGTCCATGGACTTCGTGCTCATGCCCCCGCCGAAGGCGCCGTCGGAAGACGGCGTCTACGCTTTGAGCTATGCCGGCGCGCCGGCGATCAAGGCGGGGGATACGATTGCCGCGTCGGCCTGGTCGCTGCCGGCGGGCGTGGCGCAAGTCGCCTCGGTGTTCGATGCGGCGGAGAGCACGACGACACTGACCGTCTCGGGCGGCAGCGACGGCCAGGACTATCTCCTCACCAACACCGTGACAACCGAAGCGGGCCTGACGCTGAGCGGTTTTGTCATGCTGCAGGTGCGCCAGCCCGGCTCGGAGCTCAGCCCGGTCGCCGCGGTCTATGCTCAGGGCAGCGACATGATCGCGCGCTTCGGCATGGTGCGCCTGATCGAGCTGACCGATACCGGCCAGGTCCGCACCGGCAACATCAATACGGCGACGCTCTATCAGGCGCTCGCCGACGCCGACGCCGAGATCAACGGCTTCCTGCAATCGCGCTATACGCTGCCGCTGGCGACGGTGCCGCAGGTGCTCAACGTGCTGGCGTGCGACATCGCGCTCTATCGCCTGATGAAGGAACGCCCGATCCTGGCCGTGACCGAGCGCTACAATGCGGCGCGCGCCTGGCTGCGCGACGTGGCCAAGGGCCTGTTCGGTCTCGGCCTCGACGGCGCCAACAACGTCGTGCCGGAGGGCGACGACGGTCCGACCGTCACGGCCAACCGCCGCGTCTTCGACCGGCGCCGCCTGCGCGGCTTCCTCCATCCGCCGATCGGCGGGATGTTCGAATGATCAAGCAGGTCGAGGACGCGATGCTCGGCGCGTTGAGGGCAGCGCTCGGCGACGGCAGCGCCAAGCCGGTGGTGAAGTTCTTCGACACCGTGCCGGCGCAGCTCGACGATGCCGAGCTGCAGCGCCGCATCCGCCAGGCGCCGGGCTGCTTCGTCTCGTTCATCGCCGGCACGCCGCGCGGCGGCCAGGCGCTGATCATCGACGCCAGCTTCGGCGTCTATGTGATGACGCAGAGCGACAGCGAGGCCGACCGACGGCGCGGCTCCAAGGTGCAGGCCGGCGCCTATGTGGTGCTGCTGCTGGTCGCTTCGGTGCTGCATAATTTCAAGGTGCCGGGCATCGGCACGCTGCTGGCCGAGAGCGTGAGCAACCTCTTCGCCGAGGCGCTCGACGAACAGGGCGTCGCGCTCTATGCGGTCATCTTCAAGATTCCGCTGTCCGTGCCGGCGAACCGGCCGGCGGACATCGCCGCGTTCATTACGAGCTATGCCGATTTTCTGTTCGATAAGCCGGCGCCGGATGCGCTCCTGCCGTTGCCGGCTCCCGGCACGAACGACGCGAACGCGTCCGACATGGCCGGTCAAAACACCTTGCCACAAGGAGACGATTGATCATGGCGCAAGTGCTGGTGATTCCGGCCGAGGGCCGCAAGGTGCGCAACCCGAGCGCGCCGCGCCAGCGTCCCGGCGCCAAGGGCCGCGGCGTCACCGCCGCGATCCTGGTCAACAACAACAATCCCTATTGGGCGCGCCGCATCCTCTTCGGCGACGTGGTGGTGACGACGCCCGAGAAGGAGGCCGCGAAGGCCAAGCTGGCGGCGGCGAAAAAGGCGGAGACGAAAGCCGAAGCGAATGTCGCCGCGGCGCAGGAAGGCGTCGCCGCGGCGCCGGCGGCGGGGGAATAGGCCATGACCATCCAGTTCAACTCGATGCCCACCGACCTGCGCGATCCGGGCAGCTACAACGAAATCGCGGCCGGGCCGCTGCAGGGCCTGCCGGTGATGCCCAACAACACGATCATGCTCGGGCAGATGCTGGCGTCCGGCAGCGCCACGCCGAACGTGCCGGTGCAGGTCTACAGCCCGAGCCAGGCGGTCGGCCTGTTCGGCGCCGGCTCGATGCTGGCGCGGAAATGCGCGGTGTTCCTGCAGGCCAACCCGTGGACGCCGCTGTTCGTCTGTCCGCAACAGGACAATGCAGAAGGCACCGCCGCGATCTTTCACACCGTCGTCACCGGCAGCCCGACGGCCGACGCCACGCAGCCCTTCTATATCGACGGCACGCAAATCCTGGTCGCGCTCACCGCGGGGATGACCGCGGCCGAGGTCGCGAGCGCGCTGCTCGCCGCGATCGAGGAAGAGGTGGGCCTCCCGGTGTCGTCGGCGATCGACGGCGTCGACGCCTACCAGATCGACCATACCTGCCTGCACAAGGGTCTCGATGCCGGCAGCCTCGATTTCCGCACGCTCTATTACGGCAGCGACGCCAACGTGCCGGGCGTCACCTTCACCACGAGTGTGGCAACCGCGGGCGCCGGCAATCCGTCGCTCACCACCGCGATCGCCAACCTGGCGCCGGCCTGGTATCTGTTCTGGGACAACTCCTACACCGACAGCGAATCGCTCGACGCGATCGCGGCGGCGCTGGAGGCCAATTGGGGCCCGACCGCCCAGAAGGACAGTCTCGCCTTCTTCTCGCAAAACGCCTCCTTCGGCGCGGCGGCGACCATGGGCGAGAGCCTCAACGAGAAGCTGTTCGTCTACATGCCGGTGCAGAATCCGCCGCAGGCGCCTTATCTTTGGGCCTCGGCGCTGGCGGCGATCGAGGCGTACTACGCGCTGCAGCTGCTGCCGACCTGGACGCTCGGGCTCACCGGCCTGTTGGCGCCGGCGCAGGCCGATCGGTGGACGCCGCCCGAGCGCAACATGCTCGATTACGACGGCGTCGCGAATTATTTGGTCAACGACAGCGGCAACGTCCAGATCGCGCGCGCGATCACGACCTACATCAATGACGCCGAGGGCGTCGCCGACACCACCTTCCTCGACGATATCGACGTCATCCGCGCGGCCTACATCCGCTACGACAAGCGCGTCTTCGATTACCAGACCTGGCCGCGCTACAACATCGGCGACGACGGCGACACCATTACCGTCGGGACCAAGATCACCACGTCGTCGCGAATGGCGGGCGCCTATGTCGGTTGGGCCGAGACCCTGGTCAAGGACGGCGTCATTACCAACCTCGCATTCTTCATCGCCGGCATCGTTGTCGAGCGCGACGCCACGGACAAGACCCGCGCTAACGTGCTGATGCCCGTCGTGCCGGTCAAAGGCCTCGCGACCAATGCCGGTCAAATCCAGCTCAATCAGGCGTGAGGATAGGCCATGGCAAACAATCCCACGACGCTCCTCGGCGTCGCCACCATCGACCTCGCCGGCCAATACATGCCGTCGGGTCCGGGCGCGGCGTTGGAGCCGGGCGGCCTCGTCCGCACCACCAAGGCCGGCGATCAGGTCCACGGCCCGACGGCAACCGCGAAGCAGTCGAAGCTCACTTGCACCTTCCCGGCGCAGGCCGGAATCGATGTCACCGCGGT